CCACTATTTCTCCTAATAGAGGAGTCTCCTTAAACTTGGAATTACCTCTGTAGGCAAATTTAGTATTTACATCCTTATCCTCCTCAGAGCGATACCCTAATGTCCTATAAAGTACTCCTCCTAGTGCAACTGATCCGCCAAATTCAGCATATCTTGGATGCTTACTATCAAGAACTACATCTACGACTCTTCCATACCTATAGGTGATAGGAACACCCGTTCCAGAGGAGCTAGATGTTCCAAATCCTCCCGAAGTACCTATGCCGTAGTTGTACGATGCCATTATTCTTCCTCGTCTTCAATATTTTTATCTGGTACTTCTAACTCGTCCACGCTCTCAAGAAGAGCCTGCAATTCTTCTGGGTTAAAGAAGTCTTCTTCTCCGCTTCCTCTTGAGGCAGCTGTTTCCATTCTCTGGATTACTGTAGCAAGCTTGATGAGGTGCTCATCATTTTTTACACCTATCTCTAGATACTCTTTGATCATAGGTACGACCAGGGTAGCATCCGAGATTCCCTCGATAAGAGGCTTGAGCTCAGCGATAAGAGCGCTAATCTGCTGATCTTTCTTTTTAGAGTTATCATATATCTCTTCAAGTAGGTTTGAAAACTTTTTACCCTTGAAGATTTCTTTATCGAGGTTCATGGTACTTTTAAAATAAATAGTTAAGTACCCTATTTGTACTATCTTACTATAAGACCACGCTCATGAAGCTCTTCGTACTTATCGTAAAACTCACCTTTAAGTATTTTTATAACCTTAGTTAAATGGGGAGTCTGACAGTCCGTCATTTCCCGAATGTATATGTATAGAGCTTTCTTTTTGAATATATCTAAATCGTGACGGGTTTTGAAAATAGTAAGAACGGCGTCGGCTATCTGCTGTTCAGCCTGCGTTTCAAAAAGGGTATTAAGCTCGTCGTATACGTATTCAACGTATTCGTCGATAAACTGAGCTAGTGAGATTGCTCGACTCTCTTCTAAATCGGGAAGCGTTACCCGATAATCGTCAAACTCTTCGAAAGATCCTCTTTTCTTTAGCTGCTTATAATTCTTGTTATTATAGTTAATAAGCCAGCGCTTTACAATAGTGCCAAAATAGGAAAATGCCTTAGCACCATTTGTAGGATCAAATTTATCGATCTTTTCTTCTAGAAGCACGGTTACTATTTCGTGCTTAAGATCTTCAAGACTATCTACATCTGTGTAATAGAACTTGAAGGTATGTATAATGTTCTCAGCTAATTTATAGAAAGGGTAATAAATTTCATCGGCAAATATCTGAGCTCTTGCTTCAGGATCTGCTGTTATATTATACCTTACTATAGCCTCCTCTGTTTCTTTTGTAAAATAATTAGCCTTACTCCTCTGTCTTGCCATAGTTTGATGGTAGCCGGTAGCTACTAATCGTAGCTGAAATATCTTTTAGGGTTTCGAAAAACACTCCGACTTCATCATCTGACCTAAATGCACCGCTCTCATCAATTGTTTCTATAACATTCTGAGCTCTACTGATGCTATTTGATACTGAGTTGAGATATATTACCTGTTCTTGTATAATGTCTTCGTACTTTTCGTTCTTTTTTAAAAGATTATATGAGGTATACCCTAAAGTAATTGATAACACACCAAATATAATCGCTACGACAACCATTCTATTATAAACTTTGAATTAGATTAGCAAGACCTTCCGAAGAATTAACCGTTTTTCCTGTAGTTGTCTTACCTTTCGTTACTTTAAATTCACCCGGATTGCCTGAGTTCTGCCACATATTGTATTCTACCTTAGCAGCCATCATATCGGCCTGATGTAGAATATAAACAATATTGGTTCTAAACTTAGAATCTGGGTTGTTAGAGAAGAAGTAGGCTTTATTAGCATCGTCGTAGATGCCGTCATGCAGCCTAATTGCTAGATATTCTGTATGCGATACCGGAATACCGTACTTCTGAAGGATATAAAGAGATCTATCTTGAATAAGCATGAAGGGTAGTTCCGGGTTAGGAAGAAACCGTTCATTTAACTTATTCTGTCTCCAATTATCCGTTTGAGGAATATATCCTTCTTTCTCTCCATCACCAATTTTGCCGAGATCATGCATAAGAGCAGAAAAGACTAACTCTTCTTCCGAAAAGTCAATCGTAGCTCCCATTTCTTCCCAAAGTCTCATATGCTTAATAGCGCTTTCTACTACCCGATTAACGTGGTCAACGTAACCTCCGGGAATAGCGTTATGAAAATGAGCCTTTCCAGATGCAGGAGCCATTACCATCTTATCTTCCAGGGACTTAAACAGATCTAATACCTGTTCCTTTCTAGGAGATGATAGATAATGATCTACAATCTTAAGATGTTTGTTCCAATTCGATTGAATCTGCTCGGCAGTAAGTTCCATTAGTCTTGGACCTCGGTGTTAAGGAGTGTTTGCATGTCTTGGATAAACTCGACAGTACTCCCTACAAGTTTATAGGCAGCGTCTCGTTCGTCTCTATGGATATGATATCCAATATTTTTAACAATATTATTAAGTCTTTCTAATTTTCTTTCGAATAATTCTTTATTTCTCATAGTATTTGTCTATATAAAATATATATGTCTTATATATACCTTATATACTTCTTCTCTTTATATATTATATATTAAGAACTAGAAATACTAAAGGCAACTAAAAAGTTATAAATTTTTGAATAATTTTTTATACCTGAGAAGGAACCTCTATATCCAAGCATATATCTAGTAATCTCTTAATATACGCACATTTTTCATACTCTTCAACTGTTATAAAAAATTCCATCAAATCATTTAAGGAAAATTCCACTCCTCCATGTCCTAGATCAACCATGGCATCTTGAAGAGCTTCTATGCTGTTGAGCTTCATCCTGGAGAGGAACTTATAGAGCAGGTTGAAGTATCGAGTCTTAACTTTATTTCTAACATAGATATAGGCTTCCCCGTACTTTCGTTCCGAAATATCATCTAGAAAGTAGTAAGACTCTATGTTTCTTACAACAGTAATGAGAATTGTAGTATCCGATACCTCTCTAGATTCTAAGAAATGCTCTGGTTCTATCTCATCCTGAGTAAAAAAGCTAAAGATTTTATCTGGGTCTAGCTTTTTCATGTATATAAATATAATTTAAGGTGTAATTTTTTTAAATCAATGTTGGATTCAAACAAAATTGTACTTATATTTGTATAGAGCGAACGGTAGTCCTTTAGGCATGGCAAGACGAAAGAAGAAACAGCAAATAGAAGAAGAGTTTTCCATTCCGGAGAACGCTGAAGTCTGGGTAGAAGTAAAGATCCAGGGTGTGATTTACGGTTATGTTACAAAGGAGTTCTATCCAACTTTAGGAACCAAAATATTCTCTAAAGGAGGTGATTTATCTAAAGTTCAAAAAGAAGTTTCTACAGAAGCTTGGAAGGCCTTTAGGACTACCGAACCTCGCTCCTCTAAAACTAGACCAGTTCACATAATCAGATATGGTACGGGTGGTAAATATACCGGCTGATTGTTATTCTTTTGGCATAGACTTTATAGGTAGAGGGTACGCATACTATAAGAAAGCATACAATTCAGAAGAAGTAGTTCTAAGTTTGGATGAAGAGTGGGATAATCGTAACAGTTCTCACTGCTGGTGGTGGCATAAAAGCAGCGGAGTAGTTATATTATTTCAAGATGAGCCCGGCATTGACTGGGATTTAATTCGAAAGCAATACAACTTTACAAATAGGTTACAGAATGGAAGCTTTAAGTTCGCAGGGATTTGAACCTGAACCGAGAGTTTTTAAGCATAAACTCACTAGGGAGTTCATCACTTTAGAGGATGCCGACCGAGAAGGATTTATTACTACTCGCGAAGAGGGAGTAAGTATTTCAAAGGCCCGCTACTTCGCTATGTACCCAGACCCTGATCGACCTGGGCGTAGCCTTGTCAGGGCCTACACAGGTAGACGGCGTGCTAGTTTCTTCAAGAATAGAGAAGAAGGCACTCAGATTGTATACGTTCTTACTAATCCATCTATGACAGGTCAGGTAAAGATTGGATATACGAAGAATAATGCCGAGGATCGGGCTAAGTCTCTATACACTACCGGTGTTTCGACTCCATTTCAAGTTGCTTATGAGTATGTTTGCGTAGACGGGATGGGTCTAGAGCAGCAGATTCATAAAGTATTGGATGAGTTTCGAGTAAGTGATAGTCGAGAATTCTTCTACGTCTCGGTAGGTAAGGCTATCGATACTATTCTGGAAGTAGCAGGTGATAAAAATGGCTAAGAAAAATCGAACTCTATCAATCAAAGACCATACAGACGCT